TTAGAAATTAATGGAAACATTTATATGGTACATGAAGAAGTATCAAAACTAATAGATAATCTTTTACTTCAATTAGAAGAAAGTGGGGAGACTGACAATTGGCCGAAAAAAGAATTATAAAAAAAGTTCCCCATTATGTCTATGATGATATAGACGAATTTAAAAAACACCATCCTAATACAATTGTTCATCCAGATTGGAGAAATGCCGAAGAAGGTTCATGGGTATATTCTGATGATGATAGAATCGTACAATTATTAAAAGTATCAAAAACAGTTAAGCATCATAAAGATAGCAAAAATTATCAATTTGCTAAAGGATGGGTAAGAACTGTTGTAGGTAGCTTTATAAATCGACCAAATGTAAAAATGGATACAGACTTTGATAATCATCCAAACAGATATACATTCTCCACCAACATAAAGAACACTTCTAATAGAGTTCATAAAAGAACAAAGGCAACTAATAAAGAAAAAGAATTTGCAGTAAATGTAGTAACTGGTATGGGAGCTGTAGATGCTTATAAAAAAGCATACTCTGAAATGTCTAACCAGAAGGCAAGAAAAAAAGCAACAATTTTATTAAAACAGGAAAGAGTAATGAAAGAAATAGAAAAATCCGTTCTTGATGTAGCAAAAGGTCTAGGGATAGACCATGAGTATATATTAGGAAAATTAAAAAATCTTGCTGATTATAGTGAAGACGATAATATCATATTACAATCCACAAAAGAATTAGGAAAAATTGTAGGTACTTCTGGGAACGTCGTAAAACAAAAAGAAATGGGCCTATTAGGAGTATTTCAAGGTTTTTCACCAGAACAAATTGAAGGAGCTTCTAGGGATAATTCATTACTAGAAAATAATCAACAAATAAAAACCGAGGAATAAAGGAGAAGATAATGGGAGAAATGGACGATATAAGAAAAGATGCGGATGGCAATGTTATAGGTTGCCCTCATTGTGGAGCAAGAGCACTTCACAAAAGTGGATTTCTATATAGAGCAAATAGTAAAAAACAACAATGGAAATGTATGGCCTGTGAAAGAAAAACAGTTAGGCCAACAATACTAGAAAAAAGTCAATTTAAAGTAGAAGATAGAGATCCAGAAACAATACCAATAGAAGAATTAATAGATTTTAGGCAAAAACAATACAGGCAAAAAAAGAAGAGTAAAGAAAGTAGAAAACTTATAAGAATAGATATTAAAACAAAGGGGCCAATAGGGATTGCTCATTTTGGAGATCCCCACGTTGATGATGATGGTACAGACATATCTCAAATACTTCATTATATGAATATTATCAATAATACAGAAGGAATGTTCGCAGGGAATTTAGGGGATATACAAAATAATTGGATTGGAAGACTGTCAGCTTTATATGGTCAGCAATCTACATCTGCAAAAGAATCATGGAGGCTTACTGAATACTTTGTTAATAAATTAAATTGGATATACTTAGTCGCAGGAAATCACGATGTCTGGTCAGGCGATGGTGATCCTTTAGAATTTATTATGAGAGATCATAAAGGATTATATGAAAGATGGGGAGCTAGGATGAGGTTAGTTTTTCCTAATGGAAAAGAAATTATAATTAATGCTCGTCATACATTTAAAGGTAATTCAATGTGGAATACTGCTCATGGAGTTGCTAAAGCAGTCCAGATGGGTTGGAAAGATCATATTTTAACTTGTGGACATACTCATGTAAGTGGTTATCAAGTTTTAAAAGACCCTGCATCTGGGTTAATTTCTCATGCCTTGCAAGTAGCAAGTTTTAAGATTATGGATAGTTATGCAGATAAATTAGGACTAGATGATAAAAATATATTTAATTGTCCTGTAACAATTATTGACCCGACTAAAGAAGATGATGATAATAGGTTAATTACAACAATTTTCAATCCAGAAGTAGCAGCGGAATATTTAACATATCTTCGCAATAAATAGGTTAAATTAAGAAATGTCAAAAATAGATAAATTTATATATAATGCTGAATTAGTAAGAGTAGTAGATGGGGATACCTGTGATGCTATGATTGATTTAGGATTTGATACATGGGTAAAAAAACGAATTAGATTTATGGGCGTAGATACTTGGGAATCAAGAACAAGAGACTTAGACGAAAAGAAAAAAGGATTAGAAGCAAAAGCTTACACAAAAAAAATGCTAGAAGATTCAGATGAAGGAAAATTCACTTTAAAATCTCATGGTACTGGTAAGTATGGAAGAGTACTGGGGGAAATATTTATTGAAGGAGAAGATTCTAGTTTAAATGATCTACTAAAAATAAATGGGCATGCTTATGAATATCATGGGGAAAAGAAAAAAGAGTTCAAAAAATAAAGAAAAAGGATTACATATATCGGGAAATTATACCAGATATGTATCAACTGATGGTTATAAATTTTGGGCAAGAGGATTAGATGATGCAGTTCAATACTGTCAAGTAATGAATTGGAAATTAGAGGGAGAATATGAAAAAAAGAAAAACATACAGTAAGCACGATATTAAAAGAAATATTCAAGAACTTGAAAAAGCGATGTATTACTCAATAGAAAGAATAACAAGATTTGAAACAGTATTTAGTGATTTTGTTGAAATGCAAGAACTTGGAGATGAATTTCAAGAATTTTTAGATGGCAAATATAAACAAGAAGAACATAAGCAAAGCTGAAGAAACTTTACAATTAGCATATAAAGATCTTATATCATTTGGGAAACTTTTTCTTCCAGATGATTTTATGCGAAG